TGTATAGCTAATTCCCATGTTTCATCAGTTAAACCTTGATCTTTGTATGGGTTAGTGGAAAAATTTGTTACTTCAGGGACGACATTAGTACCATCGCTTAAAGTTGTAATTCCATAATTGTTGTCAGTTTGATTATTAGTTTGATTATTAGTTTGATTATTAGTTTGATTATTTCCGAAGTGAACATTAGTTGTGTTTACTGGTGGTGAAACTGGAGGGGTTGTACTAGGTGACCAAGGCACCCCATTATCAACATGAGGATTAACCATTAATTTATTCCCATTTCTTCACCAGCTGCTTTTACTTCTAAAATACTATCAATGTAAGCTTTATTATCTTTGTGGGCTTCTTTCCATTGTTCTAAACTTGCCATTGTTGTATCAATAACAGCGCTATTTCCTACATAAGCATCACTATAACCACTATCTTTAAATGTATAAAAATATGCTTCTTCTAAATCTTCGTCACTTGGTATATCTGTTTCTGTTACTTCTTCTGTTGCTGCAGATTCATATTCCCATCCAGGGCTTCGTGTTGCAACATCTATGATTCTATCAGTTGTAATACCATCACCAGCTGATGATTCTATTGATTCTTGAAATTCATCTATTGTGTTTTCAGGTAATAATGGAACTATGCCACTAACTGGTAATAATGTTCTATCAATTAATTTTCTTTTCTTTTTAGGTAAAACTTTTTTTAACATATTTGCATAAGGAATAAAATTTCCCGCAGTGCTCATCGCGTTTTGCATAAAATTAGCTATTGGAAATTCTTTTTTATAAAAGTCTTTTCCTTCCTGTCCAAATTGAGGAAAGTAATTTACTAAAGGTGCTCTTACAGCCGCTTTATTTTTTCCTGTAAATAATGATTTAACGTCCCCAAAAAAACCTTGTGATTTTGATGGATCTGTAAACAAAGTTCTACCATATCTTCTTGCACCTGCTGGAAGACCAGATGTATCAATCATCTGTGCACCACCGCCACCTCTAATAGCGTTCATGGCCATCATATACATATTACGTTTATCGTCTTTATCTGTAGTATGAAAATCTCTGCCAGCTTGCATATTAACCAACGCAGGCTTTATTTTAGCAAGATTATCTCTGTTTAAATAAAATTCTTTAGGCTGAGACATAGCCCAATTTGCATTACCATAAGTATTGGAAAAATCCCGTGCTGCGTTAACAGCACGGATTCCTTGATTTGCGATATATTTTTCTCGATTATCGTCTTCTTTAGTAAAAGCTAAAACCATTAGCCACCAATCATTGTTTGTAACACAATAAGAACTATAATGGCTACGATGCCGGCCTTAATCCAGTCCTTCATCTTCCACTCATTCCATTCTTTAAGATGTGCCCAAACGTCTTTTAATAAGTTCATTTGTACCTCCTATTTTTTTTTAGTTGTTTTACCACCTTTATTCAACTTTCGCTTTCCACCTTTTTTAAGGTTTTGAGCGCCAGTTGATTTTTGGTCGCGCATCATACTCCTATATCCTGCAGAAGTATAGGGATATTTTTTACCTTGATATTCTGGCATAAGTTCTCCTAATGTATGGTTGGTTGTTTATATTGTTCAATCATGGTTTCAGTAATTAAAAAACTATCTGCCATAACTTCAAACATTTTAGCTGTATGTTCAACACCTAATGTCTGAACATATAAATTTCTAGTAATTGCCATTAATGCTGATGCTAAAAGCACTGCATCCTCTGGTGAATGAACTAATTCGTCATCAACAAAATCTTGCGCAATGTTCATATACTCACTTATCTTTTTTAGTTTTCTCTCTTCCACTTGCACTCCTTGTTTTTTCACGAGCAATACGCTCATTAGATCTTTCTTTCATAGCTTCTCGTGAAGTTATAATATTTTCTTTAAGCATTTCAAATTGTTGTTTAGATTTTTCCTCATCAACTTTTGCTGATGCATTCATTATATCCACAGCAGTTTGAGCTTCAAGTTTATCTCGTTCAAGATCTAATTTTTCTGCATCCATAACCACATCTTTTTGTAAACGTGCTTGTTGTTCCATTGCCTTTAAATCAATTTCTTGTTGTTTAAGTTTAATTAATGGATCTTGTTGCTCCCTGCTCATTCTAGCTTCTTCATCTGTTGCTAATTGTTGAGTCATTTGAGCTTCTATTTGTGCTTGTTTAGCAGCAGCTTCATTTGTCAATTGTTCCATTTGTTGTTCTAATTGTTGAACAGCTTGTGGATTATTTTGGTTCTGTTGTATGGCTTGCTGCACTTGATCCATTTTAGGTTTAAACTCTTGCTCAATTTGTTGACCAGCAGCTGTCGCTACGTGATCAGAAATATGAGCCTGTAACATTGCATAAAGTTGAGGATTAATTTGTACCATTCTTGTAAACATATATTCAGCGTGTGCTTGAATATGTGCTTGATGATCTTGCATTGGAAATACTTTTGGTTCTTGCCCACGCATTGCAGAAGCATTTTCAGTAGCTGGACCCATTGGTTGTGGTAACTCTGGATCTGGTTTTAAAATTGCATCAACATTGTCTACACCCATTGCCATATACATTCTTCTATATGCTTCACGGACATTATGTAATTGAGGAGCAGCATTAGCTAACTGTAACTGTTGCTGTGCCAACATAATCCTTTGTGACATAGAAAAAATGTTTGGATCTGAAACTGGAAGTATATCTACTCTTTCATCAAAATCTTGTTGTTTAATTGCTCTATTACCACCTACTACCTGGTATGGGTATTCTGGTGGAGTATACATTTGAAAACAACGTGCTAATAATTGAAACTCTTCTCTTTGTGCATAATACAATCTTTTATGTATTGCGCTCATTACTTTAGTTCCACGCTCTAATAATGCAAGTGTAGTGCCAACTGGATTCTGTTCATTACCTTCACCCATTTTCATATCTGCAATTGCTGCAAAGGATTTACCAGCATCAACAGCAAATCCTAATAATTGGAATAATGTTGCACTTGGTTCTTTATATGGAAGTGGTAATAATGATTCTTTAATCGATGTGCCTGTTACATCAACATCACGAAACTCACCTGGTTGTAAAGGTTGGTCATGATCACGCACACGCATGCCTCTTGCTTTAAATCCTGCAGGTAGGTTAGCGAGTGTACCAGCATCAATTAACTGCCGCAAAACACTTGTTGCTGTTCGCGATAACCCACCTAACATGTGTATTAGTCCAAAGCCATAAAAGCCTAGTCCTGGGAGGAATTTAAAGTGTGTAAAATATTGAATCTTTTTAAAGTTTACATCGCCTTCTTTATAATTTCTTCTTATTGAAAGTATTTTAGTAGAAAACTGATCTATTGTAATAATGTATGGTAATTTAACTCCAGATTGGTCTTCAAATCCAGGAACGTCTGCATCAACGTGCATTTCTAATATCATATGCTCGTCATCATCGCTTCCTGTAGGAGCTGGTGTTACACCTTGTAATTCGTTAACTTTTTCTTGAACTTCGCTTGTAGTATCAACCGAACCGGATGTAATAGGAATATCTCTGTAAAATTGTGAAACTTGTAGCTTTCTAAGTTCATTACTTGTCATTTTAACACAATGTGTCACTCTATGTGCTTGTTCTAAATCTGTAGCTAAATAATTAACAACTAAATCTTCACTTGAAATAAATTTAGACACACATCTTTTTAAAAGTGAATCCCAATAAACTTTTTTAAACGCAGAACCAGAAAGCGGTAAATAAAATAATAGTTGATCCATTTCTGGATCATATTCTTTCATCACGTGTGTAATTTGATAATTCATGTATTCTTTTACACGTTCTGCTTGATCCTCTACTTCTGGCGTTACTTGTCCAATTATTTGTGTGCGTACGGGGCCGCTTGGGGGGAGGAGTTCCTTATAAGCTTGGGCTTGAAACTGGGTTACAGATTCAGCTAATAAAGGATGTACGACCCCTGACGCACCTTCGAAAGGTTGTGTTCGGTCTTCGTATTTAAAGCCTAACATATCAAGACCCTTGATATAGGTATCTTCCCAATCTTTTCTTGAGTCTTTGTCACCTTCGAAATCGTTTACTAAGTCAGAAGATAATTTTCCTAAATCATCTTCATCAATGTATTCTGCTAAATTGGCATCAAAAGGAATTTGTGATTGATCTATTGGTTGATTACCAGAAGGTCCAATTTCAACACCACCATCTTCCATTTCGGTGATTTCCATATCTGGATCAAATTGAACGTCTTTATCTACCTCAACAACAGTTTCTTCATTGTTGTTAGCTATTTCAAGACCCATCTGTAAAGCTTCAATTGCTTTATCAACATTGTCGGTTGGATTTTTTGCCATGTCTCCCCTTTATAGTAATGGAACTACGTCCACAAAATTTTCTCTGTTTAAACCACCATCTTTGTAAGATGGCAATCCTTTCATAATTTTATCTGCTGCTTTTACAAGAAGCACAGGAACGTTACCCCAGTTTAAGTTCCCATCATTAATTACAGTTGTAATATACTCTACATCTGAGTTCTTTGCAATTTTTTTCAAAACTTTATTCATGATTTTATCATAAAAACCAAAATGCCCTTTTTTCTGTTCTTCACTATCGTAACCTCTTCTAGTTTTAATATTACCTGTAGAAACAGCTATACCATCATATCCACCTTCTTTTGCCAATCTAAGTAAATATTTTGTAACAAATGCTCCATAATCTTCTGATCTTTGAAATGGTCCTTCAGGAGTGCTACTACCACTTCTAGCTGAAGTTCTTCCTCTAATATCATTAATATTTTCTGATAAAGCGGCTCTTTCTTTGTAAAGTTTTGGTAATGTTGGATTATTGGGGTCAGATGCTAAAATTTTGTCTATTTTGTTTTGGGTTTTTTGTAATTGCGCAATTAATGGTTTTACAGACTCTACTTTGTCACCTCTTGTTGCATATACGCCTTTTTCACCCTTTCTTAACGATTTTTGTGGTCTTTGGTGCATATCTGACTGTATTTCTTCAACAAACATCAATTTTCTACCAAAATTGTCTGTTCTATCGGAAATTCTTGCATGAACAAAGGTATTTTGTGCCATATCATCAGTAAAACCAAAAGAATGGCCTGGAGAATACTTTGGTTCCATTTCTCTTAAGTAATTTGGGTTATATTTAAACAAATATTCACGGTAATTTACCCCGCCAGGCAAAACTTGGTCTCCAGCATGACTTGGACCTTTGTTAAACTGGTGTACAGCACCTCTAGTTTTAAATAATTCTTGCATATCACCAAAAATACTTCGAATTGGTGCTGGAATTTGATTATTTTGAAGAATACTTTCACTCATTAAAGCATTTTTCATGCCATATGCTTGTCCTAACGTCTTATTTACTTGATTTGCAAGCACATTTAGTTGTTTATCAGTTGTAGACCCTACAGCTTTTTGTAAAATACCAGCAAAAGTGTTTAAAACTTGCTGATCTTTACCATCAAAAGTGTCAATTCTGTCTCTAATTGCGTTAAATTTGTCAGTTATATTTTTGATATACTTTGCTTGGTCCCTTTTTCCTGTTGTAATAACTGAAATTTTAGGAGCAAGTTCATCAAACTCATTAAGTAATTCTTGTTTTGTGAATTTTACATTAGGTTCAATATTACTTAAAAAAGGACCCATGGATGTATCTTCTAATTCTTTTGGTGATACACCAGCTTTTTTCAATATTCCTAACCATTGTTTTCCTTGAGCCACGTTCATTGGTGCATCTGCTATTACACTTGGTGTTTTCCACATCATTGCAGGTGTATCTTCAACAGCAGTTTGTGTTTTAATTTCACTTATTGGTTTAACAGAATAATCAATAGTTGATTCGTAATATTCATTTTCAGGAACTGTTTCTTTTTTGTCGTATAACCACTTTTCTGCTTCTTTTTGTGTTTTAAAATCTTTAATTGGTAAGCCTTCTCTATCTACAACGGCAAATGGTTTAATTTCAGGCGCATCTTTAGGTGCTGCCAATTTTTCCATTATCTTTGTGGTATGTCCAATAACTTTTGGAAGAATTTGTTTTTTTATGTATTGCGTAGCTATTTTAGATCCTGCTTGCGCGGCTGTTCCTCCAGGATTTAAATGTTGTCTTTCACCTGGGTCCAAGGGCGGCACAACAGGTTTCATTTCTCCGTAATCCACAATTCCTCCTTCTTTATGTCCTATTCTTTTCATAAAATATTCAATTAGTCTATTATTAAATCCTTCTTGAAGTCTGTCAGGTGGATTTCTCAATATATATGTTTTTTGCATATCCTCTAATAAACCTTCTACTTGTTTATCATAAGGTTTACCATAATACTTAAATGTATTTTTAGCATCATCCCAAATTGCCGATGTTAATCCTAATTTACGCATATCACGTTCAATATTTGTAATATGTGAATTTGCAGCTTCCATATCAGTCAACATTCTACCTTTAGTTATTTTGTTATCTTGAAATGCTTTTTCTATTAATTTTTTTTCTGTTAACCATCTAGCTAATCTATTTTCATAATGTTTATGATAAGATCTATTTCTTACCTGGTTTGTTATAAAACCTTCTGACTGTGTAGTAAAAGGAGTATCTTCTCCAAGAAGTTTAACTTT